CTCCATGTCAGCTTCTTCCGTTCTGATAGAAAGTTGGAGACGGCTCCCTTGGCCACTGCTGAAACATTTTTGAGGAGTCCTTTTTGAGGAGTCCCTCCGGACTCTCTGACTTTAGCGTTCTCGATAGCGAGTCTGACTAGAGGTTCCACCGCTGTATTGGAGAAGACCTTCTTCATGATTGGGATTCTATTGGCGTTCTCTTTGAGCCTCTTCAGTATCTTTTCCATCCTCTCTTCGCAGCCTTCGATACCCCAGGCGTTCATCTCATCCCGAAGCCTGGCACATCGTCCGCAAGTTGGAAACTTAAATGATGAGAATATGGTTTCCAGTTCGGTACCAGGACCAACTTGGGTTAGTGATTTATTTGGAACTGGTTTTGGTTGTGTAGGGTCTGGTTCTCTTGGAGGAATTGGTTCTCCAGCGAATGAGGCCAAATATCTTTCATGTTCGTTTTTAGTCAGCTCTCTCCACCCTCCGTCAGTCCCAACGGTCCAGCCTTCGCACAGTCTTTTTTTCAGTCCCTTTAGCTTAGTGCAATCAAATGTCATGCTGATGTCACCTCTAGGGAGAGCGTCACATAATTAGGTGGGAAAGTACCTCCATCACAATGGTCCACGTTTGTACTTATCCCGCTCCATGACAGCAGTAACACGTCGCATGGACTATTTGCTCCATACGATGAGTTTGGGTCCTCTATGCGAGTCAAAGAGAACCCGCCAGATAATCCTGTCCCTGTCCCTGTCCCAGCATCATTCCCAGTCCCTGTTCCAGTCCCGGCAATTTCCCCGCAAGTGATTATTAACCCAGACACTCCAAGTAGTGCATTCCCAGATGTGCCTGACCCCGAAGAACTGGAACAGTCTCCCACGAATGGAACTTGATCCCAATGAGGAACACCAATAACCGGGGTACTGAGTTGAAAAGTTACAGGCTCGGAGCACACGCAGTTAGGGTCATCACTATCTAATGAAAGGATGCCAGTTAAAAACTCAGGGACTTCTAAGTCAGTCCACTCACAGCATTCTACATCTGACGGCGGTGGTGGTGGGCAGGGTGCTCCGCAATTGAGGCCGTCATTGCAAGTTTGTATCATCTGCCATTGGGGAGTAGCTATAGGTTGGTGACACCCGGTTCCAGTACCCGTTCCAGTACCTGTGTCGACGCCCGTAGAACCCAGCTTAGGAATAAGGGCCATCACTACTTGGTCCCCAATTTCCAAAGTAGGGAGACCGCAAGCCTCCATAATAACTTCTACACCCGTCTCTACTATTGTGTCACAGGGCCTTGAAATATCAGGTGCAACGCTCACAAATGTAACATCAAACGCAGTACATTGACTACAAACCAATCCAGAAAAACTAGCGTCTCCGGTCAGTCCGGAAATTTCACAAGTGATATTAAAATCGTCTGCTGGGCCTCCACCTCCGCACCCACCTGCTACAGTCCAGTCTTCCGCACCAGGCTCATCAATTGTACATGTGATGGTCATTGAAAATGTATCACCTCCCGCAGTGACACCTCCTGTCCAAACTCCCCCATCGCCGTAGAGCCGAAATACTTGACCACTTAATGAACCACACCCGGTGCCAATCGTTACTTCGATTTCTTTCAGACCTATACCACAACATGCGTCAGCACAGGTAGGGGTTTTGAAGTCTGGGATATTGGTTATGAATCCACGATCCAGAACATTGACAATAAACCACTGCTCGCCAATCTTAGCTATCAAGACAATTGAGGAATGATCGCCAGTAGAGAACGGTATGAAACCCTCACATTTTGTTTTGCAAATTTGAGCAACAACTTCTTCCCCTGTTGCAACATAGTTACAGGAGGCTCCGGCTGCGTTTGGGTCTCCTTGTACGAAGAGATCAGCACCGGCACCTCCACCTAGACACCCATAGTAGTATGTCCCCAAGCCAGTGTTTCCGCAAAGCCCTAGCACGTTCAAATGGTCGTCAAATTCAGCCAGTATCAGCCCTCTTCCGACATAGTCTTCTTCAGTCAGCAACTCACAGTCTGCCGTGTTAGCAGTCGGAGGGTCAGAAAGTGCCGGCATGTGATAGCCGTCAAGCGAAGTCACAATTTCAGAATTGGGGGTCGGCTGTGCCATTACGCTGTTCCTGTTCCAGCGGCTGCTGTTCCTGTTCCTGTTTCAGTAGCTGTCGTACAATCCTCTGTGAAGGAACGTTCCAAGATTTCAACCACGTAGGTTCCGCACGCTATATCGCACACGCTCCGTATGACTGCATGCTTTAGTACCACACCCCCGCCTCCGGCATCTGCATACCACTCCCCATACTTGTCTCTCTTAACTGCGGTGTAGGAGCCTCCAGATAGAGCAGAGTCTTGTATGCTATAGACTAGATGGTCAAATTCAGTGACTGGAGTCAGTGTCCCGCTGATGTTACGGTAGATGGTGCATAGGGCTGAAGAGATTGTAGTACCAGATCGTGCAGCTATCCCACCCGCTGGAATCAGGGCAATGTACACTTCCGGAGCCTGGTGGTCATCTTCTATTTGTAACTTTGAGGGTGAATTGATTCTGGATTCTTTGCCAAGGCGTATTACCTCCTTGAGTATTTCAGCATCTTCATCTGTGAGGAATCTGAGAGGCATAGATCACCTTGGATAAGCTGTTAAAGAGTATTTGATTTCTTCAGATGAGCTATTTACCAACGTCAATTTCTTAATAGTCCCTGGAGACATTACGAGTCTTTGGCAGTCCTTTGCAGGAACTAGGAAACTGGCGTCACCAACAAGTATCTCAATAACTTTTTCTGTAAGGGCCTTGACCTCTTCCTTGGATGGGTTGGTTTGTATGAACCTTCCTTCAAGGTTATCTATGAGAACCAGCAGTGGGTCTTTTATCCAGCCGGTGTCTACGTCATTGACGGACATAGGCTTGAGAGTCAAATAACGAAAGTATGGTTGCTCATCGTTCTGAATCTCGACATCGTACCGGCTCTCTCGCTGATCAGGGTCCATCCCCGGTGACTGATAGTAGATGGACTGGACGACGGTGAGCCTTGCTCCGACTCCCTCAACAGTTCCCTCACTCATGGTTTCGCTACTCCACTTGCGTTGATATTGAGTTCCAGTAGAGACGTTGACGTTGCTACTCCCAGGATTGTCACGAAGTCTCCACTGAGTAAATCTCCCACCGGAGCGATGGCCCCGGAGGCAGACACGACGTAAATCTGCGCCAGTACCAGCGTGGCTCCCACGTTTATGCTACCCGACAGAGCCACGTCGATAAGTTCGTCAGCTCCTGCATTAGTCAACGCTATACCACCAGCGAGAGCCGTAGCAACGGACGTGTCGATAGCCTTCCACCATTTATTATCCGCAGCCTTCCGGTAGACGGGCATGCCCGCTGTGATAGTCTCTCCGGCTGTCTGCTGGAGTCTCTGCGTAGTGGCCTGCGTCCGGACGTTAGCTGAGGTTTGAATTAAATCTGCCACAATAATACCTTTACAGAGAAGTTGGAATGCCGAGAGATAAGAAGTTTGCTTCTCCATAATATTGGATGTCAATTGTCCCGGCTAAAGATGCTGCTCCTGTACCCGTTCCCGTGCCCGCGATAGCAGTAATGGGGACTCCAAGTCCGTCAAGAATCACTCTAGCATTCTCACCATGTTTGTCTTTGTATCGAGTGAAGTGGATAGGGTTGTCAGCGTCTATGGGAACTCCAGTAGCAAAGTCTGAAGTCGAGTCCCAGGCTCCCGTTGTCGGGTCTAACCTCCCCAAAGCCTTTGTACCTTCGTCCAAAACTGCTCTATCAAAGGTGTCGAAGTTGATATCAAAATCGAAAGACCTGGAGTAGTACGCAAAGCAACTCCCATAGTACAGCCTCTCCCACGAGACGTTGGACAGTTTAACTTTGCGGGCAGCCAACCCCCATAAAGGAGCATCGTTGACTTTGTCAATCATCTCAGAGAAGACGTTCAGTCCAAGAGATGCTATATTCTGAGTGACTTTTACTGTAGGACGATTGGCGTCAAATTCTACCTGAGGTCCACGAATAAGCTCAAAGGCTGAGTTATGGACAGGGTTGTCATCCTTGTCCTTCATTACCTCTTGCGTGTACTTGACAAAACTTCCTGAGATTCCCATCGGTTCAAGGAGTGGATTATCAATTGTGGTTGTATTACATCTCTTAGGAATTTCCGTAGAGAATTTCTGCGTGACTATCCAGTGCCTGACAGGGTTATCCTTAACAACTCCCGGAGCCTTCGCAATCTTCATCGAGCCAGTGCAGAAAGCCCAGGAGTCAATATCATTACCGTAGGCCCAGGTTGACCCAGGCATCGGTAGACCGGGAGTGTTGAGTACAACTTGAGGACCGTCCAACGCCGTGTCTGTCTTGACTTTATGGGTGATCGAATAGACACGTTGTCCCTCGTCGTTACGGTCCATGCTCCAAGCACTTTGTCCGCTCAGTAGAGTAGCTGTCATGAGGACAATCCCGCCGATTCTAGTTCAATGGTTGGACGGTTTTCAGTGACTTCCAGTAGCTGTTCAACAGCAATGGCCACCCGCAAAAGAACGGGCTCCTCATCTTCGTTTTTGTCTTTCGCTTCTGATGCCGCCGATCTTGGAGATGATGTGATGTCGAATTCCTCTTCAACTTCTCTGCCTGAAAAGTTTGAAGAGTTTGGATCTATGAATGTATCAGATATTGAAGCCAAATCTGGGGTGTCAATACCAGACGTGTCAGGCAATCCTTGACCAGGCTTCAACTCAAAGAAAGGCTCAGGAGTATCTAACCCGGAAGGGTCTAGAGGCGGGATGTTACTTACACCAGGGGTAAATACTTCAGAAGCACTATCTACATCTCCGGCTCCCATACTTCCCAAAGCATTAGAGAAAGAATCACCAGGGTCTAGTCCCTCAAACATAGAGTTAAAGTCCAAGTTGTCTAACGCTCCAGAGTTGATAGCACTAACTGCATCAGCCAATTGATCAGCGTTAGTCCCCGAATTTTCCAGTTCAGGAATGTCTGCGACTGCCGAAGTTTCCTGGCTTAGCATCTCAGGGCTGATAGTAGAGTTGATAGATTCCGGAGAGACCCCACTACCCGCATTCATAAACTCTTCCACTCTAGCAAGTGCATCGGCTGATCCAGCTTCAATAGCATCAAATCCTTTGACGCTCAAGTCCACGGTATGTTCTTTGTCAGTTAGCTCGCTGAGACTTCCCTCAGCATCTTTCAAAGCTGCATTAAATGTATCTTGGTCGATTAAACTTTCCCCGTCGGAATCCTTTGTATTGAGTAGTTTCTCCAGTTCTGCTTTTCTCTTCTCAAATTTTTCCTGAGGAGGAAGATACTTATCGATGAGCTTGTCCGCTTCCGCTTTGCTGGCCTTTGCATCCTTATTTATCTTGGACTTCGCAGCAAGTTCCTCAAGCATAGGTTTGATTTTTGCCAGGGCTTCTTCTCCTAGACCAAGGTTAGCCAGATTGAAGAGTTCCAGCTCAGTACCTTCCAGTCCAATAGCTCCGATATTTTCTTGGATGCTTTTCATCTTCCCTTCTAACAAATCTGCCATTTTCTTCTCTTCAATCTTCACTTCAATCCCTATGTCAATCATCTCAAGAGTTTGTATCTTGTCTCGCAGTTCCGAAACATCATGACCTGCTTCCGCCAAGCCTTCCATTTCCACATGTAGCTTTTGAATCTCTTGCTCTCTTCCGGACATACCGATGGCGGCCAGTTCCTTCTGGAACTTCTCCGTGATTTTGTCAATGTTCTCGCCAGCTGACGTTACTGGAGCAATATCAAGAACTGGAGCTGAGGCTGGTGCCGCTTCCGTCACAGCCCCATCAGCTCTTAATCCCGCCATCTGGGCTCTGTAGGATGCTAGTGTTGCTTCCAGTTCTGCCAATTGCTGTTTTGATTCCTTCACTTTCTTGCCAGAGAACCACTCACCTTCCAGAGCCGTTATTTTGTTCTGTTCTCGAATGATACTGTTTCCAAGTCCCTGAATGCTCAGCCCAATCCTTGACTCTAAGTCCTTGACGGCAGCCTCTTGTTCGGATGGGTCAACAATATTGTTGATGTCTACCATCTCTAAATCGAAACTAGATTTCAGTGACCCTTGTATTTCTCCAGAGAGCTTTTTGGAGCGTTCAAGTTCTTCGTTGAACGTAGCGACTGCGGCCATGTTCTGTTGGAACCATTCGATGATACCTGTGTCTTCGTCAGCTATCCCAAGGAACTTCCGTATTGAAACGGATGCCTTATCGAACGCAGAAGTGACCTTGTCTGTTACCGCATCAATCACTGAATTGATCCCAGTGATGTCTCCGACAGCCTTGAACGTCGACGAGATTGATTCTTCTGCCGCTTCGAAGGCTGGGACTAAAGTAGATTTGACGAATGTCGCTACCTCCTCGAAAGATAGCAGCACCACATCTTTGATTACGCCTCCCACCTCATAAAGTACGTCACGCACCTGTTCTACAATGTCCTTTACCTGGGTCCACGCTGAGGACGCCTTCTCTCCGAATGTGTCCCCTTGACCGATAATACTTATAAAGGCAACACCGACAGCTACGACGGCGGCTATAACTAAAAGCACGGGGGCAAGAAAGGCTGCAATCGAAGCAACTAAAGTCCACATGGCTCCGGCGGCTATCAAAGCATTGGCTGTTAACATTCCCAAGGAGAGGTTCACTGCGAGGGTAGACCCGGTCATGGTCAGAGACGCTATGCTGGCAGCTCCATAGGCCGATACAAGAGTCCCAATCCCTATCAAGAGAGGTGGTATGATGGCAGTAAATAACCCCAATCCAACTATAATTGTTTTGGTCCCTTTACTCATTTCAGCGAACCAATTTACAACCCCTTTGACTGCTGTAATGACAGCCCTCAAAGCTGGCTCCATAATGTCGAAGAACTCACCCCCAAGAATCTTGATTTGGGCCCAGAGGTTTTTGACCTGGCTAGCAAAGCTGGCGTATTTGATTTCTGCTTCGGCAGCGAGAGCCGTGTTGGCTGAGTAAGCATCATTGGCCATCGTGATAGCATCATCGAGTTTGTCGATAGAAAGAGCTGCCCTGATCATAGCATCGGACATTCTCCCGCCTTCGACTCCCATGCTTTGGAGAGCCACTGTAGTGTCTTCATTCGATAGCTTACCCAGGTTCCTGAGGAGAAGTTGGACGGCACCGGCTGCGTCCGTTCTGAACCCTTCCGAGAAGTCTTCCACAGAGAGTTTTGAGACGTTAGCAAATGCCTTCAACTCATCTCCTCCCAAAGCAATACTGGCGGTGATATCCCGGAAGAGTTTGCTGAAGGCTGTACCGCCTGCCTCTGCTTCGATACCAACTGAGGAGAGAGCAGCAGAGAACCCGGCAATTTCAGCCACGGTCATACCCGCCTGCGTACCCGCTGCCGCTATCCTCATCATCATGTTAGCAATTTCAGCTTCAGTCGTTGCGGTATTATTCCCCAATTCTACGAAAGCTGAAGCAAGATTACTGTACTCGTCATCTGGCAGGTTTGTAATGTTTGCTAGACGGGCCATGGTTGAGGCAGCTTCCTCTCCCATGTTCGTAGTCACTTGGAGTTGGGCTACCACGTTGGAGAAGTCTACCACGTTACCAGGATCAATCCCCAACTGACCTGCGGTCTCCGCTATACCCAGCATGTCAACTAGATCAACTGGTATGCCGTCTTGCTCGATGGCGTCTACAAAGGATTGTTTAATGCCCTGGAGTACTGGTTCGGCTGCGTCTACGGTCTTGCGTACGCCTGAGAAAGCAGCGTCAATATCGGAACCCATTTTGGTAGCGGCCATTCCCATTCCCACGAGAGGGGCAGTGAGAGTAAACAACCCAATGGTGCCTAACATTTGGAGCTTACCACCGAACTTTGTAGCCTCATTTCCCGACTCTTTGAAAGCCGCATCAGCCATCTTCACTTGTTCGTTGAATTCTTCTTGGGAAAGAACTCCATCATCTAGATACCGTTTCAGTTGTTTGATTTCTCCTTTGTATTTCTTTGTAGAATTCTCCACTGTCCTTATGGCAGCACTGGCCTCAAGAAGTTCCTGTTTGGATTTCTTCGTTGCTCTCCGGAAAGTCTCTTGAGTGATCTCACCATTCTTCAAAAGTGAGTTCATCTCTTTGAGTTCTCTGGTGTACTTCTCAGAGGCTTTCTCCACCTGGCGAGTTACCTGAACCCCTCTTTCAATAGCGTCATCCTTGAGCTTCTCTGTACGTGTTAAGTCCTTCGTGACCTGAGCCAATTTGTTAGCTTCATCGGCTGCCTTCTTAAACATCTCCTGATAAGATTCGGTATCACCTATCAGACGGACAACCATCCTCATCAACTCTTCTTCGTTCATGGTTATTCCTTCTGAGTAGGTGGCTTGGCAACTTTTGTTCCGAGAGTGTTAACCGTCTTCAACAAGCCCCAGAATGATTTTGATTCCTTCGTCTTCTCTTCCAGCGTCAACGTCTTCTTCTTTTCAGGATTCCCAAAGGTCAGGAAGAAGTCTTTCATTTTAATCTTCGTGGGTCGCTTGCTCAGGACTCTCTTCACCTCTTGAGCGATTTGCATTAAATAATGATCTGATCTGGACGGCTGATTGAGTTCTTCCTTGAAATGTCTCATCCAGATTTTGTATTCCCGGTGAGACACTCTCTCCATACATTCTTGAAGAGGTAGGGAGAGAGTTTCAGAGAGACGAAGCCAACCAATCAGTCGTCGATAGGCTCCCCCTCAGAGTCAGTCTCCATCTCAATCAACTTGTCTTCCAGCTTCTTGATTTCTTTCTTGACGTCGTCTTCCGTTTGGTCTTCTCCCAGGTCTGAGAGGTCTTTGGCGACTTTGAAGAGAGCCTTCATGACCTTCGCTGGCAGATTACGTTCCACCCAGGTAGTTCCAACCGGCTCCCTTGAAACCAATTCCGTCTTCGGGTCAATCCTGTAGAGGCACTTCCCTACGAGTAGCACCTGGACGCTAGCCTGGCCGATCATCTTGGTAGGCTTCCCGTCCGCTCCGAAGGTCACGCCGTTGAGAGCCATGTTATGGTACTCAACAGCTGTCCCTCCAGACGCCTCCCGGATCACGAATGGATCGTCATCAATTGTGACCGCATTTTCTTTCTTCGTTGTACTGAAATTCAAATCACTCATCGTTTGCTCCGAAGTGTTTCAAGAAAAGTAGGATGGCGGAGAGGAAAAACACAAAAACCTCTCCGCCACCCGTCCCAAGGTAGCGGGATTAGGTACCTGCAACATTAGCAAAGACCGGAGCCTCTTCGGTAGAGGTTCCTGGCTGAACATTCGTTGGAGTGAATACGCAGGTGGCTTCCGGAGTTTCACCCGTTGTGATTTCATCTGGTTCGAAGGTTCGAAGGTATCCGAAGATGGCGTCAGTTGAGCCGTCTGGATACGTGACGGTCAGCGTCTGTTCGACGTTGATCATGGCCCGTACCTGAGTCACAATGTCTGGGTCGTACTGGACCCGGATAGAACCGTCGGTGAGGTCGATCAAAGACTGAGTGGCCTTTGTTCGATACGTGGTGTTGTGGTGAGTAGTCTGTTCGATGGGGTCTCCACCGTCCATCCCTGGAGGGGTGACTCCAATCTCCCACATACTGATGTCGGTATCGGCTGAGAACGTGATGAGCGTTCCGTGACCGTCCTTCAGCTTGATACCTGCTGGGGTCACTCTCGCGGTAGGGGCTGGTGCAGTCATAGTCGTCGCCTTCTTTCTTAAAACGTGAGGTCTGGGATTTTGTACGCCTGGACAATTCCAGAAGTCAATTTGATAGCAGTGAATTTTCCGTAAAGTTTCGTGCCGGCCAGTAAGGTTATCCCGACAAAGCCAGCAATGTTATCTATGTTTGATGCAGCAATTCCTGTAGCCAGGACTGTGTCGTTGAGCATGCTGATACAGAACCAACCCAAATCATTTTCTCCAGATTCATGTAGGAGAGTGTCATCAATGACTTCACTCCCATCCATACCTAATGAGCGTTGGCTCATGCCGTTACTCCTGCCTTATGAACGTGGTGTAGTTAGTCGTGAAGAGATTCCTCCGGCTATCCTCAAGGTTGCGAGTTGGATTCAATACACCTGTCCTCCTTGTAATTGAGGTTACAATGTAGACGTTCCCGTCATAGGTGACTTGCTTGTTCTGTATCGGGTCGAAGGTATTAGCTATGTCCCTGGCCTTCTGCTCTCCTGAGGAGAAGGTAGCCGAACGAACAGCCACCTGGAATCCGAAGGCCTCAGCCACATCTCCCTCAACCATATCCTTTGGCCCCATTCGAGAAGCGTTGGTATGGACTGAGATCAAATTATCGGGAGACTCCGGAGCGAAGTCAGCGAAGACAGGGTATGTTCCGGCGTCAGTTCCTTTCCCCAGATTGATAATCAGCTGGGCAATAATCTCCGTGGGAGAGTTCAGTAGCAATGCGGTCATTTCTTCTTCCTCCTTGCCTTCGTTCTAGAGTCCGCTGCCTTCGTTCTCCGCTTCTGTTTCACATCCCCACGCTCCTTATCACCTTTTGCTTTTGCGGCGGCAGAGGCTGCCTCTAGGTCGCTCTCCTTCGCTACGAAAGAAGACGCACGCAACGCTCCGGTATCAATGGGAGTATCGTCCATTGCGGCTCCCTGTAGCCTTTGTCCCGCTGCTATCAACCCTTTGGTTACGTTCCCGGTGTTCTTCGTTACTGTGAGAACCGTTTGAGCCATTTCCTTCCGTAAGTCCCTGGCGTTGTCGAGAAGGAATCCAGCCTTGCCGGTAGTGTGTTTCAGCCCTTTCATCTCGTGAACATAGATAGCATAGCTCTGAGTGAATCCTACGACAACGCCTTCTGCTATGAACCCTTTGGAGAGCCTCTTGAGTTCTCGTTGAACCTCTCTCAGTCCAGTGATATCAGCCATTACAATTCCATCCCTATCCCTAGGTGAATCACTCCCCCGTCTATCTGTAGGGTAGGTGGGGTGGGAACGACTCCCCCGCTTTCTTCCCAGAAGCATCCATCGCATATTAGGAAGAGCAACAACGCACGGTTAGGAAGCATCAGGCACTCCTCGAAACAAGGCAGGCGAATGATCTTGACCCGCCGTCTATCGTCGCTGAAACCACGGTGAGGTACGCTTCGTCAACGGTAATAACATTGGTGGCTTCGTCATACTTGTAAGAGCCAGTAGAACCTATTTGAGTCATCGCAGTAGAGGATACAAGATCAGTCCCGTCTGACCTCTTCACTACCTGGATTGTTGGAACTGTGATCCCAGAGGTTACTCTAGCCCCGTTCTTAAACCAGGTCACCGTGTACTCATCTTTGGGATCATCGAACGCATACTCAATCAGGGCGTGGTAGACATCGGCAGTCACGTCGATAAGAGCACCCGTTGTTCCCGTGATAACATCCAGATCAGATTGAGCTGTAGCTAGGTTGGCGGCAGTGGCAGCGGAGTCTGTACCCCTCATATCTGTATTGGTCGTTGTCGTCGATACCGTCGTCACGTTGGCCACCGTATCCGTAGCCGGGTCAAAGTAGCTCGCAGCCAGTAAAGTTCGGGCATTCATTTCGGTATTGGTCGGCCCATCGTAGTCTGCCAGAGCTGTATCGACTTCTGCGTTGACTTGAACCGTGGAGACATTATTCAACGCAGCGACACTTGCGGCGGTTGCGGCAGAGTTCGTTCCCCTCATGTCCGTGTTTGTCGTAGTTGTATCAACTAAGTCTACGTTGACCACCGCTCCCGTGAGAGTAGTAATGGCTCCAGCAGAGACGATATCCGTCGCAGCGTGGGTGCTAAACCCAGTTGCAGTAGCCCAGGCACCCTGGTTCGTTTGTAGGTCGTTGGTATCCAATTCAATTGCGTCGATGGAAGCCTGAGTTCCAGAGAGAAGAATGACTCCATCTACCCCGGTGATGATAGCCACGTCTGCTTGTATCAAGGCTATGCCCGCGTTGTCTGGAGCCGTTGTATTAGCTCCGTCCGTACCCCTCATGTCGGTATTGGTCGTTGTTGTAGTCACGGTTGTTACGTTAGCCACCGTGTCTGTAGCAGGATCAAAGTAGCCTGCCGCCAGTAGAGTACGTGCTACCATCTCTGCGTTAGTTGGCCCATCATAGTCCGCGAGAGCAGTATCCACTTCCGCATTTACTTCTGAGGAAGAAAGGTCATTCAATCCCGTTGTTAGATCACTGCACCGATAAATGGACGTGTCGTCCAGTAGGTCTACGCTGTATGTAGCAATAAGGTTATCAGAACCATCTACGATTATGGCATGGTGTAGTCCAGTAAGGGCCTCTGTTACGCTCACAGAATAAACTCCGTGTCGGTTAGTCTCTTCGGTGCAAGTATCTCCAACCCCATTAGCTATAACGTCTGATCCGTGAGGGTACAGTTCCAGGGTTAATGTTAGCCCTGATGGGGATTCAAATTCTACCGGAGTGATTGCCATTATTCTCGTACCCTACACTGCTGGTTTGATAGTCACTTCGACTTCAGACCTACGTGCTTTCATCGCTTCATCAAGAGCCATGGTGTTTTCATCCTGTTTCGCTCGATCAGCCAGTTTTTCAGTGCGGCTTGCATAATTCACTACCTTGCTTCTGAATTCGGAAATCATCTGTTCAATAGCAGCAGCTTGAATCGCTTCAGGTGTCGAGGTAGCCAGATCAAGCCCACTCTCTGTAGCATATGCTGCAACTGTTGCTTCCAGTAGTTCAGTCGGTGCCTTGATTTCCAGAATTGATTCTGCCATCTCGTTTCCCCTTAGTTAACAATTTCAACTGATTCGAGCTTAGCACACCAGTTGACGGTTTCGCCTGAGCCGCCTTTGGCCTGTACCGTGGCTCCCAGACTGTAAACAATCACTTGGCAATCCCAGGATGCGATGCTAGTACCAGTTCCCGTTCCCGTTCCCGTTCCAGTTGCCCCGTCCGGAACACTTTCAAAGTCCACCAGAACTTCGCTCCAGAGAATAGTTGTAGTGGAGCTGTATCGTTTGACTAATGCCTTGACAGTGTATTGAGCTGCCTCGCTGCCATCAGACTTCAGACCGATCACAGTCCACTTCAAGGA